CGTAGTAGTTACAGCTTTCAATCTTGCGAAAGTACATGTCATCACTTATAAGCTTCTTGTCCTCACCCGCTCCTATGTACAGCATTAGAGCAAATACATGTATCATTGTACGGGCTTTGTGGTTAAGTTATACATCGAAGTTAACGGGTCTAAAGGTTCCTAAAACATCAGGAAGAGGATTACCCTCAACAGGATAGCGACTTATAGACTTGTTTGCTAATCCAGTAACAAATTGAGTGCCGTCAAAATAAGAAGCAGCACCTTGAGCTAATAAGGCACCTACTATTGTCACAACTGTCCAGTTAATATCCATTAGCTAGGCTCCACAGGCCATGTGATGTTATTCGGAAATCCTGACTGTTGCGGGACATTCAACAGGTCCGTGCGATACTGCGACCACTCTGTTTGTTTGTCAGCGGTCATTTCAGCCCAGCGGAGAGGGTTGGACACAAGAGGGTCAACGACTGTAGCTAAAATATTATCACGTTCAGAACGAACATTAGCCGCCGTTTCTTCGTCTAACTCTGCCTGTGTAGGAGCAACATATGCTGCAAAATTTGTGCCTATAAGAGCCATGACTTCTGCGTTGTCTATTGTTGTATCTGTATCAGCAGGGTCTAATGTGTACGGTATCCAATCATATTCTGGATGGTTAATCTCTACATCAAATGCGGTATTTTCTGCGTTAAGTGATTGTGCGTTACGCACTTCTGTTATTGTTACTGTTGGCATAAACGCCTCCTGTTGTTATTGTTGTATTTATTAATCAAGATATTCTGACCCATAAGCAATTCACTTGCTTACCAAATTGTGTACTACCAGCAGCACCTGTCATGTTACGCCATGTGCCTGATACACCAAGAGTGCTGTTTTCACCAGAATTCCACTCATGAGTAAGCGGTCTTTTATGACCTGAACTATATGCATTTGTCTTAAGAGTGCTTCCTGAAATAGTAGAATTAGCCGCTCTCATCGATGAACCTCCTGATGCCACAGTATAAGTACCAACAGCGCCCCATGTTGTACTACTACCAGCGGCAGCACCATCAATCGTCATTGAACCACTGCTTGCTGATATGTCGTTTGTTTGATGATTAATTGTTAGACTCATATTGTTCTCCTATGCTGCTGAACTGCCAGCCATATCGCTTTGATTCATCACCCAAGCATAGCATTTTGCTAGAAATGTAGCACCAGAAGCTGCTTCCACAGCGTCCAACGTTGCGTTATACCGTTTGAAATCTACTTCCCGTGTGTCATCATCAGGAGTTGCAGCATAACCAGACAGGTCAATCATGACGCTAAACTTTGGATCAGTACCACGTTGTCGTGAGACTGCCGCTGTAACAATACGGTAGTAAGCCCCGTTGAAAGCGATGCCGTACTGTGAATTTTCTGTAGTAATGTTGCTAGTTATAGCCATTATCTTGCTCCTTTAAGCATAGGTGACTTCCGCCGTTTGGATGTTCGCCACCCACCTTATATTGTGTGATGCTTCGCCCGTTACTTGTACTGTCAAAGCATTGTTTGTGTTATCCGCAGACAAAGCCAACCCCCACGAACTTGAGTTATGTATGACTGTGATTGCACTAGTAGGTACTGTCGTAGTCCCGCCATCATTGACTAAAAGCCCTTTAATCTCCCAGCTACCGTATGCTTGAGCGCCATTTTGCATTGCTACGATTGTTCCAGAGAAAGTGATGCGCGCATCACGTACAGCTACGATTTGGTTAGTGCTTCCTGCTGAACTGTTGTTGGTTGTAAGAACAGTTGCTGTTGCATCAGTGGTATCTGCACGAAGAATAAACAGACCGCCTTGGCTATCACCATTAGCTGCAAATTTATCATTTGAAAATGATATCTTACCTATTTCAGTAGACTTAGCAGAAGCACCAATAGCTACACTATCTGTACCATTTGCATAAGCCCCACCAAGTGCGACTGCACCCGCTGCCGTGGCGTTTGCTCGTTCTTGATATGTGCTGGAAGCACCTGCGGCAAATGCGTTAGACCCCGTTGCTTGGGCCTGATAACCAAGTGCAACACTATAATTGGCAGAGGATAAGCAATTATAACCCATAGCTACGGCATAGGCAGAAGTGGCTTGTGATGTACGACCAAACGCAAGACTATCAGGGCCACTAGCCTTGGCAAATCTGACCATCGCCACACTATTGGAACCAGTAGCCCCATAGCTTGAGGTGTTGTTTGTTATAATCGCTGCAAGGCTGTCTGTGCCAGAGGCGTAGGATTTTGCAATGGATACTGCGCTTGTACCCGCAGCGTTTGATTGGTATCCAATTCCGACTGCTTTAACCGCCGCCGTTATTGCGCCATTCCCAAGAGCGATTGCCCTTTCTGAGTTCGCTTGAGAACTGACCCCAACCGCAACTGCATAATCTCCATTTGCCGTGCCAAGACCACTGAAGGCATTTACACCACCAGCGACAGAAAAACTACCCATCGCTGCTGCATAATTACCGCCAGCCGTGCTACTGTCCCCAATCGCTATAGCATTGGCACCAGTTGCGCTTGGCTGTGCTGATGGGCTACTTTCGTTTGCTGCGTAAAGGTCTGCACCACCAGCGTCTGCCCAAGCAGCCACCCCAGAACTACTGTAAGTTAATACTTGATCAGCAGCGCCTCCTGTTGGTATGTGATTGTTACCCGCACCTGTTGGGTGTACGTAGTTATTTGAAGAAGTCGCTACAGTATCTAGCTTAGTCCCATCAGCTGCAACATCACGCCCATCAACGGTGCCTGTTGCGCTAATATTGCCAGTAACAGTCACTCCTGAAGTGTGAGCTTCTAGTTTAGTTTGACCGCCAAATTTCTTTTTAGTAGACCCAGAAGCGGTATCTCTTGTCTTAGTCATTTACCTTCTCCTTAAGGTTGTCTTCAATTACAGTTACTCTCCTGTCTAAAAACTCTATTTTAGAAAAAGCTTTATCCATGCGATCCTCCGACATTAGCTGGGGGCCACTGGAAAGGCTGTGTCTGGAAACCCGTCCTGTTCTGGTAAGTCACGCAAGGCTTGTCGGTAGGTGCGCCACGCGGTTGGCATAGTTACATCGCTTAATACTCTCCAATCAGTAGCCGCTAATTCAGCGTTCCTTGCATCTCTAACCCTAGATGCTTTTTCTTCATCCGTTGAAAAATCCACTACTGACCCAGAGCCGTCAGAATTAATTACATTGTAGTTATTATCTAAAGATGTTTGCCATTGCTCGTCCGTAACAACGACATTCGGCGTAGGTATAGTAGAATGTACGTCATCACTGTACCAACCAAGCAATTTATTATTGCTGTCTATGTGTGCGTATTTCATTTCAATGTCCTATTGCTATGTAGTAGATCCCAGAGGCAGGCACCGCCCCCCTAGAGTAAAAAGTCACGCCTGATGTAGAAGGTGCTCCTGACGCCCAACCAAAGCTGTTGGAAGTAGATGCGGCGTGTGGAGACATGGCTACGGTTCTACAGGCGTTTGGAAAAGTTATGGCAAAGCTAACAGAGCTTGAACCACCTGTACCTATGTAGCCACTTTTCCCCCATTGAATAATCAGACCGCCGACTAAAGTAATGTACCCAGTGGCATTGGTTGATTGTGCCGTGTATGGATTAGAACTTATAGTAGCCCAAGTTAGGCCACCTGTATTACCTGATTGAGCCGTGAGTGCATAACCATTTACTGGGCTGTTGCTCACCTTAAGATTGGCCTCATCCACAACATTGTCAGCGATGGTTAGCGCGCCAGAGCCAGTGACCTCCCCTGAGTGTGTCGCATTTGTAGTTTTGGCAGTGTTAGCTGTAATCGCACTTGCTTGACTACTTGTTATTCCAGTTTTGGCAGTGTTAGCTGTAATCGCACTTGCTTGACTACTTGTTATTCCAGTTTTAGCAGTGTTAGCTGTAACGGCGTTGTTTAACGTCTGCAAGTCTACGCCATCGACTGTGCCTGATACGACTATATTGCCTGTGACGTCTACGCCTGTGGATGTTGTCCTCAGTTTTTCACTGTTTTGTTGTTTAATAATTACGGGAGAACTATTACCAGAATTTGTAGTAATAACAAAAGAGCCAGTACCACCCACATCATACTGTATTCTACCATCGTAATCGTCACTAAACGGTGCTTTCATATCAATAAACGCACCAGATGGCCCACCAACTTCGATGGACCCAAAACCACTAGATGCTTCTATAAGTACAGAAGTATCGCACGTTATGTCACCCGTTACGTCTACGCCTGTGGCTGTTGTTGCCAGTTTAATTGCGTTGTCGTGGTACAGAGAAACTGCACCGTCAGTTTCAAAATACCCCATTGTTTCGCCAGTGTATTTGCCTATAGTAACATTGCTGTTTCCACGCAGAATTAAAGCACCTGTTCCAGTATCATCTACATAGCTATCAGACCCATTGTGGTAAATCTGAAGGTCATCACCATCACCGAGAATAGCTTTTTCGTTGTCGCTAAATGACAAGTTGCCAGTTATTGTGCCGCTGGCTACATCGGCTAAATTTCTTGTTTTACTCATTTACCTTCTCCTTAAGGTTGAGAAGGCCAAACGATTGTGTTTGGGAAGCCTTCTTGTAGGGGGATGTCTCTTAACGCCTGTCGATAAGTGCGCCACTCGTCTGACATGGTTACGTCACTGCAAGCCATCCAATCGCAAGCAGATAGTTTAGCGTTACGTTCTCCACGGACTAAAACTTCTGGTGCGATAGGCTCTGGTTCTGGGGCAGACTCTACAACGGGTATAGTTTCTACAACCCACTCTGTACCGCCCCACTTAGCAAGTTGCTTGTCAGTGATAGTCGGTGGTGCAGTTTCTACACACCCCGCTGGAATAAGCCAGTTAGTGCTATCCAAAGGATCTTGATCTGCTACTGTAGTGCCTACATAAACACCATCAATGTCGGTTTGATATACGTTCATAGTTGTGTCTCCTTAGTATTTAATGCAAGCAAGCAGGGCTATGTTGCGAGGGCGAGTTTCTGTGCCGCCTGTGGATGTTGTGGTGTTAGTTGCCCCATATCCTGCACCTGATGAACCTATTTTATTGGTAACGGCTGGAATTAATCCATAAAGGTTATAACTGTGGTTGTGTCTCT